CCTGATATATGGGATAAAGTGATAACAATTAACAGAAAGGATACTTATGACAGATCAAATAGACGACTTAATGGAGGCAGCAGAAGCGTGCGTCGCGGAAGCAACTCCAGCAACACTGGAGCCTTCGAAGCTAATAGATCCCGAAACACGTGCAAAGTACTGGAAGGCTATGTACGAAGAAACCGATGCGAAGCGCATCCAGCTGCAGGAGAAAAGCCAAAAGCTGCTGCTCATGGTAGCGGAGCGCGACGAAAAGATCGAGGACCTGAGAATCCTGGAGCAAGGCCATCGCGCATCCATCCGGGAATACAAGGAAGAGGTGGAGAAGCTGGAGGCAGACAAAGAGCTCAGGAGAGGCATCATGCACGGGCAGAGCGAGGTCATCGACGACCTCAGGTCCCAGCTGGAGACGCCAATCACCTTCGAACCGGAGGACGACGACTAATCAACCGGGGCCTACGGGCCCCATCCCCCCATACCAGCCAGTGCGCAAGCATTCAAGCGCGCAAGGACTCAAGCAGCCGGTGCTCAAGCTCGGGTAGGGGCACACGCTCAAGCGTGCAAGCGCTCAAGCCACGGTCCGCAAGCTCTTGGACCATGGATCCTGGACAAAGTATCACGGATCGTTGACCGTGCGGCTGGACTAGGATGAAGGTGTCTGTTGGATGTGTTAAATGGAAGCCAATTTGGTGTGGTGAGAGAGCAACTTTATTACTTTTCGTTACTTTTAGTTCAACTGTAAAGAATCCTTGTTTTTCTGTGTATCCGACTAGATCAGGAAAGCCAAAAGAGGCCCAAGATTCAACGCGTGTCCATCTAATTCCAGGCGTATTCTTCTTAACTTTTTGCCAGAGTTTTGATTCTTCTTTCAAAGTAATTTATTGTACGAGAATAGCGCAACGATACTTCTCTCTTGACCCTATAATTTTGTTTTCTACAAGTGTAATTTCTTTGATATTAAATTCTTTTTGCATGGGGTTACGGCCTTCTGGTAGCACCAATATGACCTTTGCATTTGCTCCGACTTCTGATGTAGCAAACTTCGTAAGTACAGTCAGTAAGTTCTTAACATCATAATAGTTGTGTGCTGTCTTTAATTTCTTTTCTATTGCTGTTGACTCTGTGTTTAACAGTTCGTTAGTTTGTAGCTCTGTAATAGTCATCTCGTCTTTATTCTTAATAGTCATGTTATCTCCTTTTTCCTTGACCTCTATATTTTTTATGCCCCCTGCGTTTGTGTTTATTCTTGGGACGTGAGCGTATGCTGTTCCCTATTGATGTCCGCTTCTTTGGACCAGGAGTGTGCTCTTGATATGATTTAGCTTTTCTCATCGACGAGTGTGTAGTCTCCTTTTATCAATACTTCATTCTCTTGGTATATTTTTTTCATCTTAGCTTCCAAGTCTTCAATAGACATGTCTTCCAGTTTACCTGTTCTGATTATTTTCTGCTCGATATATAGTCCTGCTGCTTTGCCTCGCGCAACTTCCGCATTTGTAGCTGCCGAGAAAGCTCCCTTTGCAAGAGCTTCTTGGCGTATACGACCGAGTTCTGTGATGTGCCGTTCAAAGCTAACCTCATACTTCTTCTGTATTTCTGTTCTGAGTTCGCCGATGTATTTGACGACGAGTGGAAACTTGTTTGGATTGCGCAGCTCAGACGCGCGCACATGGCACGAACCTTCGGCATAGCCTGCCTCTTTAGCACATTCAGTAGGTGTTTTACGTCCTTCATTGTATACCAATAGTTCCGCAAATTTCTTTTGCTGTTCAGTTAATAGCTTGGGTAATCCCATGGATGTAAATATAAGTAAGTTTACTTGTGATTACAAGTTTTTTATGAAACGTTTTATTATGTATTTGATAAATCTTTTTATGTGACTAATTACAAATTCGTTTAAGAACCACCTTATTACACGCATCACAATTAATATTGGACTAAGTGAAACATTAAACACAACAATTGCTACGTCAACTCCTACATCAACTGCATTGTCTACTGTAATATATTTATTCCGGATCTTCCGTAAGTATTTTAGCAATTTTTAATCTCCCCATGTCTTCATATACTTCTGCTTTTACTTCTTTGCACTGCATATAAATACCTTCTTGCTCTTCTCCGATATTTCTGGTGATAAGCCTCTTTTGTTTAAGACAGTCGCTAAGACCATCGGTCGGCACCATCTCTACTGTTGAACCGTTTTGTATCATGAGTATTGCGAATACAACTTTAATGGTTTCCATTTGTTTTTGACTCCAAGTCTATTAATCGTTCTTCGTGGAATTGTATAACCATGTCGTTCTTTAATATCATGGGTATCTCTGACTCCATCTGTTCTTTTAGTTTGTCTACATTCTCGCCAAGGTACTCAACCAACATGTAGAGCTCTTGGACTTGTGGACTGACCATGCCCCCTTTGGGAACAGAATCAATAAAAGCATTTGCAGCTTCTAAATCTTTAGACATCAGTCTTAAATCTGACTCTATAGAATTAAGTCTTTCAATGACACCAAAGGCGAACCAAGCACCCACAAGCAAACTGCCAATAATAGTGAGTAAGTTACGTACCGGCATCGAGACGGAGGTGTTTTCATCGACATCTAATCTTTTCATATCTCTTCATATTGTTTAGTAAGAGTGTCGTGCATACAGTCAATACAACTGCAGTTATCACATGTATCATCACTATTACAATGGCACTTATGTCCACAGTTTTTACATGTTAACATTTCCATCTCCTTCTTGCTTGTCTAATTCTAGAATTAGGATCGTTTCTTGTCTTTGCACTTGATCTTTTTAACTGACCAGCCGAGCGTGCGCAATAAGACTTACGTCTCTTTGCAGCTTTGCTACCAGGTTTAACTTTACCTGTGACCGCTGTTTTTAATTTACTACCAGGGTTTGCACGTCTATAGGCTGCAACACCTTTACGTGTCATGCCTGCACCAGATTTGGTCTTGCGATAGTTCGCACCTTTACCAGTTGTGGTCTTAGGTATATTCCCCCTGCTAGTAGCCATTACTTTTTCTTGGCTGTCTTAGCTGATCTCTTCAAAGCTTTGTCTGTTACTGAACCTTTACCAGGTTTACTAGTGCCTCTTTTTTTAGCTCTGTTCATGTAATAGTATAAACCTTTTTTAACAGTACGTCCGTCTTTAGTTACATGTGTGTCACTAGTTGAACCGCCTTTTTTCATACGCTTCTTCATCATGCCACCACCCATAGCTTTTTTACGAGTTGGTTTTTTAATTACACCCTTAGCAATAAGAATATCTTTTTTAGTAATCTTGCCATCACCTGACATGTCAGGAAATCTTATGCCTCTTGGAGTTAAATATTTTTTAGATCTTTTCTTTTTAGCTGATCCGCCTGCTTTCATTCTTTTTTTCATCATGCCGCCGCCCATAGCTTTAGCACGTTTCTTTTTAGAACGTTTTTTCATAGCTGATCCGCCTGCTTTCATTCTTTTTTTCATGCCCATCATAGTCTGTATCTCCTATATGATTGTCGTTTTAAAACTGTGCCTTCATAATAGTCACGAGGCCATGCCGAATAATATCCTTTTTTATTCATCATGTCACTAGCCTTTTCTAATTTATCAAAATTTTGTATCAACACCATCAAGAACTCGTTGGCTGGCTCCCAATCACCTGTGTCTAAAAACTCTACAGGCTCGTCCTCCTCATCATCGTAGGGGTGAGATGCCATCAGGTATATATCCTGAGGCACAAATACTACATTGTATGCATGTATTGTAGCGTTTAACTCATCAACTGTAATCTCTATGTCGCTGCAACCTACGATAACTATGTCTGTGTCAGGGTCTTTTATAAGCTCCATGCCTTCTACAATACTATCTATAAGTTTCTCATGGTCTGTTACTTCCAGGACTTTTAGCGCCTTGGTTTCTCTAGCTTTCTTTGCATACGGGCATACAGGAACGTTACCCAAGGCTTCGCTTGGTTGTTCTATATAGTTTTTAGACCAATCAAGTATGTCTTCAGTTATCGATTTCATTTAAATGTTTTTTAAGCATGTCTAACAACCAGGGGTTATCTCTATACACACCCATCATAAAATTAGATATTGTGTTTACAGCTAATTCTTCAGCATCGTCTTCTTTTAGTGGCCCGTTTGCTTGGTTAAGACTAGATACATACACTACAGCATGTAGAATTTCATGCCATGTAGTATTGCAGCGCTCTTGTCCGCATAGTTTATCTTGAATATAGATAACACCTTCTCTGGCCCGGTACTCACCATAGCTGTCTGTCATGTCATCTAATACAAAACTAGGGTTTACGTATTTAATCTTTATAGTTCTATAGCCAACTTTAACTTCAGTAGGTCTGCCATTAGCTGCTACCTCATGCGCTTCTGTTAGTATTTGTTTTTTTCTAATCATTCAATTCTCCTATATAGTAGGGATTTGACCCCCTAGTGTCAGAAATTTGACACAACTACCCCTCTTACGCGGGTTAGAACGTAAAACTGCCAAAAACTGATCTACTCTACCGCCTCTACCGTTGCAAAAACACCCTGTGGTAGACTGTTTCCTTAATAATATCATACATTTACCTCAATTACCACCACTACCGCCTGTTCTGCAAGTTCGTACAAAATAAACATCGTTGGGTCTAATCTCCACTATAGCACAGCCTATCATACGTCTTCTAAATCTTTCAAATATCTTGACTCACAGAACAACTCCCAACTTTTTAACTTATCACCATGTTTGATTATGTGCGGTGTTAATAGCTCCATTTTGTTTAAATGTATAAAATTGTGACATTGCCAGGTGTCTTCAAAAGACTTTCCAGAGTATTCCCTCATAATAGCTTCCTCGGTCCCCGCTACTAGTAAATATATTGTAATAACAAAATACACTATCCGTTCTCCTTGTAAAATTGGTCGAGGCGACGTAGGAAGTCATGCTTTGCCTGTCTGTACTCCTCGCCTTCTATCGTAAACTCCTGATAGTAAAGGTCCTTTGAGCACATCAAAATCACCCCTTTCTCAATAGTTGTACCGTAAACTGCATCATGAGCCATGCCATACGCCGCCATCTGCAGAAAATAATCGCCAATCCATTCTCTTTGTTTTGGTTTATTTGTCTGCTTGAAGTCAATGATAGCCATAGATCCATCGTGTTGTCCAACTAAATCGACTGACCCTGCGTATAATCCTGGATAATAAAGCGTAGCCTCATTACCATATATCTCTGTAAGTCTGTTATCAATCCCGCGGTCCACGATCTT